AGGAGCCGCCGACAGAGGTTACCAAGAGGAACCCAAGAAGTAGGCTAAGTTTCATATCCGTATGCCGTGCAATTCCGTATTATCTGAGCCAACCAAGAACCTTTTTCCCTATTTTGTCCACCACAGCAACGCCTTGAGTCAGAACTTTTGGAGGCTTACTTGCCAGCCCGAAAGTTGCGCCTTCGGTGAACCCTTTAGAAAACGCCTTATCAGCCGCAGTCGGCTTATCCAAATCAGATATTGTTTTCGGGTTTATAGTTATGGCCGTTCCAAACGCCATGTGTGGGATCACCCCAGACGTTGATAGCTTCATGTGGAGATCGCCATCCTTGTCATACCAGACCCCAGCATCCATGCTGACCCCATCGCCTACACCACCCGTAGGGCCAGCCCAGACCTTCGCTTGGTTACCGTCGGGATTGACATAGCTCCACTGCATCACACTTGAAACCGTAACGCCCACATGGGCGCTGACCTTGATCTCAAGACCACGACCATCGTGAGTGTCCACATCGGCGCTGACACCCTGTTCTTCGTTGACGGTGGTTACGTCACAGATACGGTCGAAATTCCACTTGTCAGTGTGTGACCATTTCTTACCTGTTTCTTTTTTGAAGTAGTAGTTTCCTTTGGTATCAACAAAGAAAACATCTTCGTCCTTGGAATTGCTGACGTAATATCCGGCTGGAACTTTTTGGTCTGCTGTCATGGTACTGTCCCTATAGTTTCATGCAGCCACGCGATAGTAGTAAGCACCGCGAAGCAATACAGCACAATATAAGCGTCGTGAGAAGATAGACAGCAAACAAAGCATCGGCACTTATGAGCCACTCTCATTTAGGCTTCTTCCGTCTAACAGCACCCCCACGTTTTTTTCGGGACTTATCTAAAGCGATAGCTATGGCCTGCTTTTTGGGCCGGCCTTCACGGACCAGTGTGCTAATGTTCCGGCTGACCGTTTTGCGACCGCTACCTTTTCTTAAAGGCATTTTAGCAGCTCTTAAACCGGCCCCCTCGGAGCGCGCTACGCATACCCTTTTTCTTGCCCTTAATTATAATCCCCTTTGCCGTATCTGGACCCGGTGATTCCTTTGGGCTTATATAAGGCACCGAGCCCTGCCCCTTAATAACCGCCTTACCTACTGGTGTAGGGGGCTCTTCTCCGGGACCACTAATAATGTGTACTTTGCTCATAACTAATTATTCCTCTGCTTCATGCGTTCACGCTCTGCCGCTGCTTGAATGCGCGCAGCAGTTTGTTTCTCCTGACTAGCAATGCGTTGCTGAAACTCCGTGGACTTCTGCCCCAGTTTCTGTCGATCAAGCTCAAGCTCCTGCTGGTCCTGAGATAGATTGCCCTTGACCTGCTGATCCTTAATAGCCAGCTCCTGCTGCTTCAAGCCAATCAGAGGATCAGGCTGTTCCTGATTAGCACCGGATATTTGCTGACTAAGCTGCTTCACTTGCTGCATCCCCTGTGCAATAAGCTGTGCCTTTATCGCCTCAAATTCAATGTCTATTGCGGCATGCCCTCCATGCCAGCTTCTGGCGGTATCGGCATGCCCTCTCCGTTCATAGGTAATTGCTGCTGCTGCTGCATCATTACCTCGGCCTGCTCTTCCGCCTGAACCCTTACGTGCTCCATGATGTGCTTCTGTAGATCCATCGCTATTTTCGGCATCTGAGCAATCATCGGAGAAGAACCAAAAACTAAATGAGCTGTAATGTGGGCCTGGTGCTCCTGACCCGAAAAAGCCTCCAACGGCACCCCCTCCATAGAGTCAATGTTCTCCTGCGCCGGATCACGTGGCTCCGCTTTGTCCCTCGACTGAGTAGCAAGAATTTTGTCCACGTCCCGCACGCCAAGCGCCTCATACATGCGCCGGTATACTTCAGGAATGTTATGTATCTCCGGTGCCTGCATAGCTAACTGCAGCTCCGTCTGAGCTAAGGTAATGCGCTGCGCCTGAGAAAAGATGTTAGGGTTAGATACCGGCAAGACATCAACGCGATCATCAAAGTCCTTGCTCCGTACCGATTGGTCCGCTCCGACTACCATGTAGGGGTACTCAGCCGGTAAATAATCCGATATGACCTTGGCAAGGAGCTTGAACTCGATCCGCATGGCATAGTGCAACCGCTTGTGGATTGCGCTCATTACCCGCGTGCCCTGCTCCAACATGGCTATCGTCGTTCCAACCGGCGCCTGCTGATTACCATCACCAACCTTCAAATCAGTGATCGTGGCAAACCGCTGTGCGGCGTCCACCACAAACCCAAGCAACTTAAATAACGTGGGATCAGGACCCTTAAAGGGCAATGGCATCAAGCTCTCTCGGATGGCCCCGCCCGGAGCGTCTACGTCCCTAAACTCACCCGGCTGCAATGGTTCGTCATCGTTCCTTATCCGCAGTCCGCGGGCCTTGAATCCTGCCGGAAGGTTATTCAGCGTGCCTGCGTCTATCAACTGCCGCAGCGCCGCCGTCGCAGTCCGCGATAAGCCACCGATCGTGTGAATAAGCCCTAGTCCATAGAAGCCAAAGCCGGGAAGGAATTTGTAGTGAACAAAGAACTGTATCTTGAGCTTTAGCTCGTCGTCTTCCTGATAATTACGACGAATAGCCAGTATCTGCCCGTTGTCTTCACTGAGCGTGACAATGTACGGAACCTTAATCCCGGTGGGCTCGCCCTCTTCATCCGTTTCTTCATACCCCGGTAGATCCAAATCTACATGACACTCAAGTAAGGCACAGTCATAGTCCACATTAGAGGGCTCTACACCTGAAATATGCTTGATCTCTTGAGAAACACTGTCCTCCTCTTCTTGTGAGGGCAGCACTGGTATGTCCCGGTAAAATCCCGAAATCTGCTTTTTACGCAAATCATTAAGAGACATGCGGACAACGTGTGTAATGTTAGGGCACGTCTCTAAATCATTCGCTTCATACGGAACAATCAGGTTTTCCGCAGGGACAAACTTGGAAACCGCGCGGTCTAAGCCGTCATCAAAGTAAACCTTCTTAAACGTAGACCCTGCCAGCGGTAAGTGAAACAGCATCTGGTCAAATTCTGGCGTGTACTCCTCCATTACATTCATAATGTAATAGTTCATAAACTCCCGAACCCGCTGTGCCTGCTCCTCCTTCTCGTGCGTGGGCGCGCCTAAAACTACCGTCCTGACAGGACCGTCAGAAGGCAACAATTCATTAAATGCCTGTGCCTGAAACTGTACCGCCGCCTCGGCAAGAATAGGATGCGTGACGCCCGTAGCACCCTTAAACGGTTGTGTACGGTCTTCGTAATTAAACCCAAGTAATTCAAGACCCTTGGAATAAGCGTCTTCCCACTCCGAACGGGACGACTTGTTAGAGTCATACTCCGCCATCAGATCATTGGCAATCGAACCTAACTCCCGATCCTCCATGTCTTCAGCTAGATTGTCGTAAAAACCACCTGATCTGCGGTCATCGGCTCCCGGATCGAAGTCCAGCGTTACTCCGCCATCTTCCTCTTCTATGATTTCAATCTCATCAATCTGAATATCGCCTTCCGGTTGCTCCTCAACGGGCAAATCCATACCACTAAGAAGTGCTTCAGCTTCGACCGCGGCTCTTTGTTCCGGATCGATCTCCATACCTTCACGTTCTATCAGGGAAACAGGGGGGATTTTTTCTGCCATATCAGCGTCCGCCACTAGGTTGTGTTAAAAAATCCTCAACCTCTTTAGGATCTTGGCTTCTGTCTATAAGATAACGACCGTGAACCATTTCAGCAGGCTCTGAATACAAATTTCCCTGCATATAAGTTCTTCTTCCGGATTGAGGGTCCCCTAAAAGACGCCAAGGCTTATTCTGAGGATTACCTAAAGCCCATCCCGGAATGATTTTTTGAAGTTCCCCCAACCTGATTAGCGCCCGAGTCGCTTTATATCCTCCATATCCTAATTGAGCGAGCTTGGCTCCAGCCGCTGCAGGAGGAAAAGCCATTAACGGCAGTAAGGCCCAATCTAATTTACTGGAAGGATTAAAAACAACATCCGTGAGATCCCG